GCTGATAAACTTCATAGTATATTTAAGGAACAATATATATTCTATCTAGAAAATGGTTACGCTAGATTCTAAATCCTTCTTATATCCATATTTATAATAAAACAATATTATGGGAGCACTAGACAGCGTTGTATTTGGCAAAAAGAAATTTTCTGATATATTAAGTGAAATTTACGATAACCAAAAAACAAAACAACAACAAATTTCAGGATTAATTTCAGAATTAAAACCTCTTATTAGTGATATAGGTGATGCTACTTTAATTGTTCCACTTATTAAAGAATATATGGAAATTGGAGTTCGTAATGATGAACAACTAATTAAAATGGCCACTATTATACAACGGGTTGTAAATAATTCTTCAAGTGAGGAAGTAGGTGGAATTACTGAAGAAGAAAAGGCACAATTAATGGCTGAGTTAGATAAACTTACTGATAGCTATGAAGAAAAGAAAAATAAATAATGTTAAAAACTGGATTTTCAAAATTAGCATCTGCTTCATCACAGGCCTCTAGGAATAATTCCTCCTCTAATAATTTTTCTTCAAATGAAAATATTAGTACTGAATTCTTTCTAGCTAGAGTAATAGATATATCAATAAATTCAAACTCAGAATTATTTGAGAATACAGGTGAATGGGGAGGTATTGGTTCTATTAAATTCCAGAAATTAGATAAAGTTATAAATCCTTCTGTTAAATCTGAAGAAAATACTACTTTTGCTACTCCATTAAATTCTCAAATTAAAAGTTATCCTTTAGTAAATGAATTAGTTTTAATACTTAAAGGACCTGCAACTTCAAATGCACAAACCTCAGGAACATCTACTTATTATTATGTAAATTCTGTAGCTTTATGGAATAACCAACATGTTAATCCTTACCCTGATAATGTATTTACTAATACGGAAGTTGCTCCTCCTATGAATAAAAGTATATTTGATATATTAGCAGGTAGTACTAAAAAACAATCTGAAACAGTTACTCAAGTAAATTTAAATGGTAATAGTAAAGGAACATTTTCTGAAAAAGCAAATATCCATCCTATTTTACCATTTGCCGGTGATAATATATTTGAAGGTAGATTTGGTAACAGTATTAGATTAGGAAATACTTCTAAAACAGGAGGGAAACAAAATAATTGGTCTGAAACAGGAGAAAATGGAAGCCCTATTTCTATACTTAGAAATGGACAACCAATATCGGGTAGTTCTGAAGGGTATATTCCTGAAGTAGAAGATATAAACAAAGATTTAACTTCTATTTATTTAACTTCTACCCAAAAAATCCCAATTGAAGTAGCAACTTCTATAACAGCAGCAGGTGAGGCATCAACAGTACCCTTTTCTACAATAACTTCACCCCCTGTTAAATCCCCTAAATCATATAATCAACCTCAAATAATACTAAGTTCAGGTAGGTTATTATTTAACTCTATAAGTGATAGTATAATTTTATCTTCACATAAATCTATAGTAGCTGAATCTCGATTAGATGCAGGGTTAAAATCCCAAACTAGAAATGTAAATATAATAGCTGAAAAAGGTATAGTAAGAGTAGGTACTGAAATGGCAGACCAATCCGCGGTTAAAGGTGATGATTTTAATATACAATTTGATGCTCTATTAGTTCAATTAAAACTTCTATGTAAGGCACTAGAAAATGAACCTGCTCTTTCAATAGCAAAGGCACAAGCAACTTTAACATCAGGTAACATTGATACTATAAGGCAAGCTTTACCTAATTATTTATCTAAAAAAGTAAAAATAACATAGTATGGAAAGGAATGAAGATTTAGAAAATACCCTTCTAGACCTTGCTGGTCAATTTATACAAACAGATAAGGGAAAAGCATTAATTGCTAAGGCAGAAGCAGTAAAAGGGGATGTTGAAGCTTTTAAACAAAAATTAGATAATAACAAAGAATTATTTGATGAATTAAAAGAAAAATACAAACCAGTAATTTTAACTTTTACTACTAAAGGTAGAGTATTTGATGAACAGACTGGTGATCCCCTTGTTGGTGTTGAGGTACAACCTGAATTATTATTATACCCTATGATTGAAACTAGGGATGATGAGGGTAAAATAAAATATAAGCACGATAAAGATAGTAAAAAGAAAATAAAAACAGATGCCGAAGGTAGATATACTATAAGATTTGGTGTACCTGCTTTACCTAACTTAAATAATAAAATATTAGTTAAACCTATAGTACTATATCAAAAAGAAAAATATCTACCTGCTATCCAAACTCTAATTACAGGTGAAAATGAAGTATTACAAACACTTCCAATAAAATCTTTAATTAATCTAGATATCGCGGCGGAACAAGCTGCTCAAAAAATTAAAGAAGAAGTAGGCAACGCAGCAGAAAAAGCAGCGGATTTTGCTTTAGAAGCAGCAGAAAAAGCCTTAAATGTAATACAATCCCAAGTAATGAAAATGGCACTTGTATGTCAAACTAAGCTATTTCCCTTAGCTATATCCTTAATGATTGTATTTGGTATAGCAAAACGAGAGCAAGCATTACAAAGACAAGAAAAATGTCCTAATAATGCCCTATTAAAGGCTGCTATTAAACGTAGAAACTCTATTGTAAGACAAATTAACCAAATTTGGGGGGTTATAGCTGCTAATACAGCATTAGCGGCACTTATACTTTATTTAAGTATTCAATTTAAAATAGGAAAAATAAGCATAGGTTCTATTCCTTTACCTTTAGGTGCCCCTTTAGGAGTAGGTGTTCCTTATAATATAGTATCCAAATTACAAGGAATAGAAGACTTACTAAAAGACTTTGAAGATTTTAGTAAACAATTAAAAACAGCATTGATAATATCACTTGTATTTCTAATTATATCTTTAATTATTATACTAAAATATATGAAAACAGTAGATTTACTAATAAATAGATGTTCAGATGGTAGTATACCTATGGATGAAATCAATGCTGAACTTTTAGCATTATCTGATGCCGCTAAAGAAGATGGTAATGAAGAATTACAACTTGTAAATGGATTTAAATTATTAGTTGTACCCGTAATTTCAGAACAGCAGAGTAATGAACAAGGTGATTTATATAGAAGAAGAGCAATCGCCAAAAATGCAGATGGAGTTATTATCCTTGAGGGTGAACCTTCATTTAGTGCTGAGGATCAAATATTACTTGATGAACTCGCGTTTTACATTAAACAAAATAATTTAAAAGCATATTAATATAATATTTATAATAAAGTAACAGACATATGAAATTAAGTCAACTAAAAACAATCGTAAAGGAAGCCGTAAAAGAGGCAATCCAAGAAGAAATGAAAGATATTCTTATGGAAGCTGTACGTAGTTCTAAACAAACAGTTATCGAAACTAAATCACCTTCTCCTTTAACTGGGGTAGGAACACCTGGACCTATGAACCCAATAGCTCAAACTCCTATGCATGAAGATAAAAGGATGGAAATGAGAGAAAACATACAAAGTGTATTAGGATCTATGATGCCTGATGCTAATGGTAATATAAAAGCAACAACAAATAGTATGCCATTACAAATGGGTAGTATGGATACAACTAGCCCAAATGGTAGTTTACCCCAAGGTGAAGTAGATATGAGCCAAATAATGAGTTTAATGAAAGGTAAGATATAATATGGCGTTTGGAGCAATAAATAAATTCCCAAATGACACTAGACCCCGAGTAGGTATAGGTGTTAATATACCTTTTAACGAAGGTGGGGTATTTACTCCAAATTACACAACAGCAGAATCAATTAAGAATAATTTAATTAATTATTTTTTAACAAACCCAGGAGAAAGACCAGGTAATCCTAGATTTGGTGGGGGTTTAAGAGCATTTATATTTGAACAAATTACAAATAATAATTTAGAATATTTAAAAGAAGATGTTTCTAACAAAATAAAAGTTAAATTTCCTAATGTTGAAGTAGTTGAATTAAATGTTTTAGCAGCAACAGATAACAATGAAGTAACAATACAATTGTATTATAGAGTAACTAACACTTCTATTGAAGATGAACTCGTATTAAATTTCGCATAATGGCAATAAAAAGAAACATAAACTACATAAATAAAGAATTTTCGGAGTATAGGTCTCAATTAATTAATTACTCACAGACTTATTTCCCAACCACTTATACTGACTTTACGGAGACATCACCTGGTATGATGTTTATTGAACAAGCCGCTTATGTTAGTGATGTATTATCCTTTTATTTAGATAACCAAGTTCAAGAGAATTTTTTACAATATGCAAGACAAAATAGTAACTTATATGATTTAGCATATATGTGGGGTTATAAACCTAAGGCAACAGGTTTAGCAGAAACCACTATGGAATTCTACCAACAACTACCAGCTAAATTAGTAGATAATGAATATATACCTGATTATGATTACTCAGTAACAATTCCAGCCAATACTACTATAAGTACCCAAACAGGTACATCAATTAAGTTTTCTATAGAAGATCCAATTGATTTTTCAGTTTCATCCTCTTCGGACACAACGGAGGTATTTATTGCTCAAACAAATGCTGGTGTACCTTCATATTATCTACTCCAAAAAACTAGAAAAGCATTTTCAGGAACTATAACTACAGATAGTTTTACGTTTACTAACCCACAAGAATTTCAAACTGTAACTTTAGCATCCCCTAATATTGCGGGTATTATAGATATATTTGATTCTGAGGGAAACAGATGGTATGAAGTAGATTATTTAGCCCAAGATTTAGTATACGATAGCTTAAAAAATACAAATGTAAATAGTCCTAATACTTTTGAGGATTCGGATGCACCATTTTTATTACAAACTAAAAACGTTCAAAATAGGTTTGCTACGAGGTTTTTATCCCCCACAGAACTACAAATTCAATTTGGGTCAGGAAACCCAGCAGATACAACAGAAGATGTAATACCAAATTCTATGAATGTAGGTTTAGGTTTACCATTTGAGCAAGATAAACTTACAACAGCTTATAGCCCAACAAATTTTATATTTACAAATACTTATGGTGTTTCACCAACAAATACCACTTTAACAGTTAGGTATTATACTGGTGGTGGGGTTCAATCTAATGTATTATCAAATACGATTACTAATTTAGATAATAACAACATTACTTTTAATAAAAACAACTTAAACCAAGCAACTTCAAATTATATTTTTAACACTGTTGCCGCTAATAATAAAATAGCGGCGAGTGGGGGTCAAGATGGTGACACGATAGAAGAAATAAGACAAAACTCTATATCACAGTTTTCTACTCAATTAAGAAATGTAACTCAAGATGATTATTTAGTAAGAGCTTTAAGCATGCCCTCTAAATATGGTACTATATCAAAAGGATGGACACAAAAACCTAATGCTGATGATGGTAATACTACATTGGATTTATATGTATTATCCAATAATCTTAACAATAAATTAAATTTGGCATCGGATACACTGAAACAAAATTTAAGGACATATATAAACCAGTATAGAATGATCGGTGATACTATTAGTATTAAAGATGCATTCATTATTAATTTTGGGGTTTCATTTGAAGTGATAACTTATCCTAATTTTAATAGTAATGAAGTAATAGAAAGATGTATATCGGCTTTAAAAGATTATTTTTTAACTGATAAATGGCAAATAAACCAACCTATTATAGTACCTGATATTTACGTATTATTAGATACTTTAGATGGGGTACAAACTGTAAAAACAGTTAATATTGGTAACTTAGCAGGAACATCATCAGGATACTCACAATGGGCTTATGATATGAGTGGAGCAAATCAAAATGGAACAATATACCCATCATTAGACCCAAGTATATTTGAACTTAAATACCCAGACACAGACATACAAGGAAGGGTAGTAAACTTATAATTATGGCCATATATAAATTATTCCCAGAAAAAGATGCAGCTATATATAGTGCATATCCTGCTATGAATACAGGATTAGATCCTATATTAGAGGTAAACAATAAAGTAACAGATTTAAATCCTACAGCACAAGTAGCTAGGACATTAGTTAAATTTGATCAAAATGAAATAGTAAATGTTCTTGATAATATAGCAAAAGTTACAGCATCTGCAGGTGTTGTTTGGGATGTTGATTTAAATTTATATGTTGCTAAAGCATCCAATGTAACTATAGATTCTAACATTATTGTCGCACCTCTTTCAGGGTCATGGAATAATGGTACCGGTCAATATTTAGATAGTAACATTAATGGTACAGGGGTAAGTTGGAAATATACTGACTTTTCAGGTTCAAATGAATGGGTTACAGCTGGATGGGCTCCTTTAATTACAGGTTCCTTTTCAGGTAGTAATAATGCAGGTGGTGGAAATTGGTATACCGGCTCAGGTGGTTATCCAAATATCCCACAAGCTTTAACCTCATCACAAGAATTTAGTTTAAGAAGTAATAAAGATTTAAAAGTAGGTGTTAGACCTGCTGTTGAAGTATGGTATTCATCTTCACAAGATATAAATTCAGGATTAATTGAAATAGAAAACCAAGGATTTATAGTTAAATGGGATAATGAATTTGAATTCATTACCTCTAGTGCTATAACACCTCAATTAAGTTATTATTCTGTAGATACAAATACAATATATCCTCCTCAATTAGATATAAAATGGAGAGATTTTGATTATAATACAGG